ATGTCCAACAACTCTAACAAATTATAACCAGTCTAATACTGGAGCAATGCATTCTTTAGCTTATCAATGTGTATTACCTGGTACTGGAGGTCCAACATTTAACACAACAGTAACTTATGCTAATCAGGTTACACATCTAGGGTTTATAGTGCTTGTACCATTACATGTACTGATTAATGATTGTGCAATTAAAACATATAATTAATGGTTGGAGTAATTATTTACTGCATCATGCTAATTTATTGTCAAAAGATATACAAAAAAAAGGTGAAGATAGATTTAATATTTGTTTAAATTGTGAGATAAGAGTAAATAACATATGTGCTAAATCTAAAAAAGGTATAGATGTTAAAACACAAGAAGAAAAGAATGGATGTGGTTGTGTTTTATATGCAAAAGTTTTAGTAGAAGATGCAGCATGTCCTTTGAATAAATGGTAAATATTATGAAATTAAGTAAGAACTTAACACTAGCTGAGGCAGTAAGATCAGAAACTGCAAAGAGAGTAGGAATAGATAACAAACCTACAAAAGAACATATAGAGAATTTAAAGGTAACAGCAGAGAAGGTATTTCAGCCTATTAGAGATCACTTTGATAAGCCAGTATATGTTTCTAGCATGTATAGATCAGAAAGCCTTAATAATGCCTTAAAAAACTCTAGTAGAACCAGTTTACATATGACTGGTCAGGCAATAGACATAGATATGGATCATACATCTATTTCTAATAAGCAAATCTTTGACTTTATTAAAGATGAATTAGACTTTGATACATTACTTTGGGAGCATGGTGAAGATTCTCCTAGTTGGGTGCATGTATCTTACAGAGAAGGTAAGAATAGAAAACAAGTTTTAGAGGCATATAAAGATGATGTTACTGGACTTGTAAAGTATAAGCATTATGAGCCAAGAAAAGAAAAACAAAAAGAAGTTCAAGGAAACAAAACTAGGTCAGTTTCTACTGGGAAAGTCAGGAGTGTTTCAGACAGTAGCAGAAAGCATACCAAATAAGGGGTTTTTGGGTGTACTCAAGCAGTTAATTGTTAAAGATGATACACTAGCTCAAAAAGATAAAGATATAGCCTTAGAGATGCTTAGATTTGATATGGCTGAAATGGATGCTGTAACTAGAAGGTGGGAATCAGATAATTTATCAGATAGTTGGCTTTCTAAAAATGTAAGACCTATGACTTTAGTGTTCTTTACATTAGTATATGCTATAGGATTCTTCTTAGAATATAATTTAGATATTATAAATCAATTAATGTTGTTATTATATGGTGCTTATTTTGGAGGTAGATCTTTTGAGAAAATAAATAAACTGTAATGAAAGAAGAAACTAAGAAAGTAAAATGTCAATGTGGAAATTCTGAAGATAAAGATGGATATTGTGATGGATCTCATCAGAAAAAGAAACATTTATTTGACATGAATAACTTACCATTTCCTTTTCTCTAATATATATATAATTAATATATACTTAGTATTATAATAAACTTACTATTATAATTATCATATATATTATACACTAATTATAGTATATAATAATATTTTTGTTAAAAACATTTGGTAGTTTGTAAATAAGTTTGTAATATTGTCATGTTATTAATTTAACAAACTAAATATTTAACTTAAATTTTTCAATTTTCAATAATAAAAATAAATATATCCCAGTTGTTTATGTCTACTATAAGTTTACATTAGATAATAAAGTAATAGCATTAAAAGATAATGAAGGTTATCTAGAAACTTTTAGTGAGTATGACATAGATGATGAGCATCAATATATAGGTGAGCAGTTAAAAACTACAAGTTTAGAACTTAGATCAGTAAGTTGTGATGCTGATGGTGTTTTAATTAACCAAATCTTTAACAGATTAGGAGTTGAGAAAACAGCAAAAGTAAATACATACTTTACTGCATACATGAAAGCTACATTTTCAAACTTTTTGAAAGAAAATGAAATAGATGCTTTTTATGGTAATATAATTTTTAGAGTTATGTTAGACAGTTATGATCATATGTATCTTGATCTGTACACAAATGATATGCAGCCTAAGGTGGATAGGATCTATGATGAAGCAACAAGTAAAGTTGATGCTTTAAAAAAGTTGGCAGGATTAATATAATTATGTTTTGTTTCTAGGTGATTTCTAGATAGAGGAGGGGGTTGTCTTTAGCTCTCTCCTTTTTTTTGTACCTTATTCAAATGGCAAAGAAACCAAAAAGAAAAACATTAGTAAGAAAGTTAGATAGGATCTTCTCAGAATACATAAGAGAAAGAGATACTGATAATAGAGGATATGGTAAATGTTGTACCTCAGGTAAAACTATTCACAAAAGTAAAGGTCATGCAGGTCATTTTATTAGCAGGAGGTTTATGTGTACAAGATGGGATGCTGAGAATGTTCATCTCCAATCACCTTATGATAACACATTTTTAGGAGGTAGGCAATATGAGTATGCATTATTTATTAATAAAAAATATCATGCAGATAAAGCTAGTGAACTGCTACTGAAATCAAGGGAAACATGTAAATTTTCTACTGATGAATTGCAAGAAATGATAGAACATTATAAAACTTTATTAGAAAAACTATAATAGTTTATAATATTATTACTATATTAGCTGTAAGAAAAAAATATTTAACTTTGAGTATATATAAAAATAAGGGTGAAGAACCTACTGCAAAAGACAGTATGATACAAGACCAAAAATTAAGGTTTGATCAACTGCTACAACTCTATAGAGATTTAACATCTGAATATAGAGAATTATTAAGAGAAAATACTAACCATAAATTCAAGATTTCTGAACTAGAAGGTAAAGTTGAAGCTCTAGATAATGTGTTCCAACAATGGAAACAATCAACTGATAAATTAAATTTAAATAAATTAAATCATACCTTTAGTGGTATTCAAGAATATGAAAAATAGTACAATTAAATCAATTACACCAAATGGAAGTTGGTCAAATGGCAATCAAACTTTCAATAAATATACAGTAGAATTAGCTAATGGAGATATTCCAAACTTTTCAGCTATAGGAGATTTTAAAAGATCAGTAGGTGATGTCATCTACTATACCTTTAGATGTGAAAAAGAATTATGCTAAATTACAACAGACACCTCAAGATGCACCAGTTCAGAATACACCAGTACAAAATGCATCAGTAGGAGGAGGAATGACACAACAAGAATCTATTTCTAGAAGTGTTGCATGGAATAATGTTAGTCAGTTTATATTCTCTGAGGATTTTCAGAAATATGATGATAATAATACAGATGATAATGGCAAACAGTTAATCTTTTCAGTTAGACAACAGAAGATGATTAATCAGGCTGCTAGTGCTGCTAATATTATATATAAAGAATTATTAACTAAACCTAACTAATTATGGCAAAACCTGATTTTGTTGCAGGTGTTTATGTAGAGGAATCTCCTAAAGACTTTGTAATAACAAAAATGAGATTGAGTGTAGAAAGATTTACACAATTTCTTGAAGATCCATATGTTAAAGATTTCTATAAAAAAAATAATGGATATTTAACAATGGATGTTTTAAAAAGTAAGAATGGAAAGTTGTATATTCCACATAGTGAATTTGTGCCTGAGAAAAAGGTAACTACAGTTGAACACAATCCTGATAGAAATTTAGATTCAGGATATGCTAAAAATGATAATCCATTTGAAGATTAGAACATGATACTAGACATTAAATCCCAACTTGATCTTATACATAAAATCAGAAATGGTGAAATCAAGGAGGGGTTAGCTCTAGGTATTAAATCATTTGATACATATTTTAGATTTAAAGAAGAATTTGGTGTGTTCTTAGGACATAGTAATGTTGGTAAAACACACTTTTGTTTTTATCTTATGTTTTTATATTCATATAGACATGGGTTAAGATGGTTATGTTATAGTAGTGAGAATGAAGTTTACAGTAATATAAAAAAGAATAATAGAGTTTAAATGTGGTCTGCCCATTAACAAAATTGATGAGGAGGAGTTGGAGAAGGCAAGTAAGTGGGTGGATTCACATTTTAAATTTATAGCAATAGATGATATACAGACATATAAAACTCTACTTGATCTAGGAACAGAGATAAAAAAGTCATGGGATTACAATGGTTTTTTAATAGATCCATATAATTCCTTAGCTAAAGACAGAGAGTTGTATAGAAGTGTAGGTGGACATGAATATGATTACACAGTTTGTAGTGAGTTCAGATTGTTTTGCCATAAACATAAAGTAGCATTATGGCTTACTACTCATGCAGTAACAGAGGCACTTAGAAAAGTACACCCTGCTCATCATGAATATGCAGGTTATCCAGTTTGCCCAAAATTTAGTGATTGTGAAGGAGGTGGCAAATTCTCAAATAGACCTAACTTTTTTTGCTCAATTCATAGGATGGTTCAACATCCATTGGACTGGATGATTACAGAGATGCATGTTTTAAAAATTAAAGACACTAGTACTGGGGGTATGCCCACCAGTTTTTTAAGCCCAATCAAGATGAGATCAGTAATAAATAATGTTGGTTATAGTATAGAAGGAGAGGACATGATAAGAATGATAGATGAACATACTGGAGAAAGCATACCAAAAACATAAGACTTGGCTAAACATTTGTAGATCATTTGGATTGGATAATGAGACAGCTAAAGACATAGTATCAGAAATGTATTTAAAATTACATGACATAACAGAAAAAGGAACTGACATTACATATGGTAAAGATGATATTAATTATTATTATATTTTTAAAATACTCTACACAATGTTTTTGCAATTAAAAAAGAAACAAAGTAGAGTTAGGTTTGTAGATGAAGATGTATTAAAACATATAGAAGGACCTATGGAAGTTGAATATGCTGTACTAGAAAAAAAGTTTAATGATGAGTTTGACAAGCTGCATTGGTATGATCAAAAAGTCTTTGAAATAATTGCATCAGGAACTAAAATTTCTGTGCTTAGTAGAAAGACAACAATTACATATATAAGTCTATACAATACTTATAGAAATGTAAAGAAGATGTTAAAGAAAAAAATGGGATTATGAAACTAGGAGATTTAGTAGAGTTGGTAATAAGAAAAATAACATTAGGTTATGGTAAAAGTTTTGCAAAAGCAGTTGCTAAGTTATTTGGTTATAAAGATTGTGGATGTGATAAGAGGCAAGAGAAGTTAAATAAATATATAATTACAAAAGATGGCATTAAGAAGTTATAAGGTATTGCTTAGGCAACAAATGGAAGAAGATGATTACATGAGTTTCACAGGATTTAAAGAAACTATGGAAACAGGATTTAGTGATAATGATTTAAAAATTGTATACACATTACATGCAAAATATTTTGATCATAAGTATACTGTTCCATGTGGGTGTGGAGGAGTTAGGAAGATGGACACAATTAATGTGTGGATAAAGGATCTACAAAAAATTTATGATAATGGTGTTCAGTCCAAAAAGTTATCAGAATAAAGAAAACTGGAAGAAGGGTGAATTATCTGAAAAAAGATTTAAAGAATATATGGACAAAATAGGAATAGGTGCAGAGAAAACATCAGAGCAAATTGACAGGTTTGATCATATAGATTTTATTGTAGGAGATAATACACCAGTAGATCTAAAAGGAGATAAGAATACTGATGCAGTATGGCTAGAAAAGACAAATGTGTTTGGAGGCAAAGGATCATTATTAGGTAAAGCTAAATTTATTGTAATAGAATATCTAGACATTAGTGCTTATGTATTTTACAATAGACTTAAATTGGTTGAGTATATAAAACAGTTTAAAGGCATATGCAAAAACAAATCTGACTATCATTGTTTATATACTAGAGAAGGTAATAAAGATGTAATAATAAAAGTAAGAGAATCAGATATTAAAAATTATGAGAGATTTAGATTTCACTACTAGAATACCTGCAAAGGATATGGACAGAGAATTGATTAGTAAAAAACTAGACAATTTAAAAGACCTCCAGTATATAACAAATGCTGAGATAGCTAACAACATATTATTAGAGTATCAAAAAAAGAATCCTACTAATGAAAAGTTAGAGACATTAATAAATGCTGTAGTACAAATACATTTTTATGTAACAGAGCTACAGAATGATAGACATCTTTTGATGTTGAGTATAGATGAATATAGAGCAGATAAATTAAGAGCAGTTGAAAGAGCTAGAAAGGCTGAATCCAAATTGGAGACCAAAAAAGATTGAACTAGGAGTAGAAGTAGAATTTGAACCTAACACAATCTATGTTGGTGCAGAGGTAGATATAGAAAATCTGATAATAGATCAGCTTAATGCTGTATGGATGGACTATGAAGCTATACCAAACATGTATGAGGAGGTATTGATAACATTTCAAAACATGGAGTTGTTAGCTAGAATAATAGGAAAGTTCTACCATGTACATGGAGATAGATTATATATAACAGTAACACTTAAACTACAAGAATGAAAATAACACTATTAGATGGTCAAACATATGACAAAGAAGAATTAGTAAAGAAGTCTTATGATAATGATTTTTACTACAATTTTTTAGGCAAGTATGCTTTCAGTAGCACAACTATAGGACATTTACTATCTTCTCCTAAAACATATAAACACATATTAAAATATGGTCAAGCAGATGCTCAAGCATTTAGGGATGGATGGTTAGCTCATGTTGCAGTATTAGAACCTCATGTCTTTGAGAAACAAATCTTTGTTGATGTACAATCAAAAAATACAAAGAAGTATAAAGATGCAGTCAAAGAATTTGGTAAAGTGTTTACCATGAAAGAAAAACATGATGCAGAGAGGTTGGCTGATGCTTTACTTAGAAATGAAATGGTGTTAGAGAAATTATCTAACTCTGATTTTGAAGTATCAGAAATAGGTGAAATAGGATTTGATGATGGGATGAAGTTTCCATTTAGAGCTAAAGCAGATATTTTAGGAAACAACTCAAGTATGTATGATCTGAAAACAACAAGCTCATTACAGGGTTGGAAATACTCAGCAAATAAATATAATTATGATGTGCAGCTTTTTATATACTGCCAACTCTTTGACATATTACCTAATAGAATGGGATTTATTGTTATAGATAAAGGATCACTTGATATAGGATATGCAGAGGGAAATGAGGAGTTTTATCTTAGTGGTGCAGCAAAAGTAAAAAGAGCTTTAGAGACTTATGAGGAATGGTTTATGCAGGAAGTAGATTTAGATCAATATTATATAAACATAGAATTATGAAACACTATATACCAAAAGCAGATTTAAGATATTATTTAAGAACTACTAAAAAAGACAAAGAGTTCCAACAAAGAATACTCAGGTATTTATGTTATGGAGTTCCATTTTGTACTGTTTGGGTTGTCTTGATAATTAACTTTTTATTTTTTATATTTACTGGAAAGGCAGGATAGAAGATGAAGATTTGTTGCAGATGTGAGATAGAGAAACCAATATCAGAATTTCACAATAAAACAAGCAGCAAAGATGGTTTAGATAATAGATGTAAAGATTGCAAAAGGAATTACAATAAGACATGGACAGAAAGCAATAGAGATCATGTCAGAAAATATAATAGAGAGTTTGTTCAAAAACAAAGGAGGGATCCTAGAAAAAGAATGTACAAGAATCTAATGGCTAGAGCATCTAAATTTAAGAAAAGAAAAGGTCTAGAAGTAAGTAAAAGCTATAAGGAGATACTAGGATGTTCAAGAGAATATTTAGGAAAGTATATAGAGAGTAAGTTTGATGATAATATGAATTGGGATAATTATGGAATATACTGGGAGCTTGATCATGAGATTGAATTGTTTAGAGTTAAAGATGTTCAGGACTTTGAGTTGATAAATCACTTTACTAATCTAAGACCATTAGAAAAGAATAAAAACAGAATGAGGAATTATGAGTAGAAAAGATTATCCAGTTTGGACTGGAGTTATAAATTACTTTCCTGATGCATTAATGGAAGTATCAAGAGTGAGTAAGATTGGAAATGACCAACATCACAAAGGTAAACCATTACATTGGGATAAGAGTAAGAGTATGGATCACCTAGATGCTTTAACTAGACATCTAATACAAGCAAAGGAAGATGATGATGATGGAGTATCACATTTAGCTAAAGTAGCATGGAGAGCTTTAGCAGCATTACAAACTAAATTAGAAAAAGATGATAAGAACAAAGAGTAGGATCAGAAACCTGATAGATGAAATAGAAGCATTATCAGGACTAAAGATCTTTGAGCAAACTAGAAGGAGAGAAACAGTAGAGGTAAGATCTCTATTCTATACAGTATTAAGAAAATTCTACAGGTTTAACCTAAGAGAGATACAGGAGTTTGGAGAGGAATATGGTTACTACATAACTCATGCAAGTGTAATACATAGCTTAAAGTCTTTTGAAGTGTATAAGACATACAATAAAAACTTAGAGGATTGGTTTCATGCAATTATTATTGATCTTGAAGAAGATGTGGCAGCATCTAGAATAGACTTCATAAAACCTAAACTTAAATATTTATCAGAAGATGATCTGTTAAAGTTATCAACAATTGTAAAAGAAATGTATGAAGAATCAATTATACAAATGAAAGAGGAAAGTTTACAAACTTGACATAAAATAGACAAAAAAGGAAATGGCAAAGGATAAAGGGAAATTCTTAGAAGTGTTTGCATCTAAATTAGGTAATGTAAGTAAGGCATGTGAAGCTGCTCAGATCAGTAGACAGACATACTATGATTGGATGAAAGATAAAGAGTTCTCAGGAAAGGTAGAGGAAGTAAGAGAAGGTTTATTAGACTTTGCAGAACACCAGTTATTATCTAACATAAAAGATGGCAAGACAGCTGAGATCCTATTCTACCTAAAAACTAAAGGAAAGAAAAGAGGGTATATAGAAAGACAAGAACTTGATACAGTAGGTGATAAGTTATTTGAGGTTAAGATACTGAAGAATGAAACAGATACAGACTAATGTTGTATTTGAACTACTAGAAAAGAATACATCTAAAATAACATGTTTACAAGGAGGTTCTAGATCAGGTAAAACTTACAATACTTTATTATGGATTATATTCTCATACTGTAATAAGAATACTGGTAAAGTTATTAGCTGCTGTAGAAAGACTATGCCCAGTCTCAAAAGTTCAACAATTAGGGATTTTTTAGAGATACTTAGAAACAATGATTTGTATTCTGAGATCTATCACAACAAAACATCTAATGAGTATTGGTTAAATGGAAATCTAATAGAGTTCTTTAGCTTAGATATGGGATCTAGGGTTAGAGGTAGAAAGAGAGATCTCCTATTTATTAATGAGGCTAATGAGATAGACTATGAAGCATGGAATCAATTACTGTTTAGAACAGATGGAAGAATTATCATTGACTATAATCCTCATGATCAGTTCCATTGGATCTATGATAAAGTGTTAGAGAGAGATGATGCAACACTACACATCTCAACATTCATGGACAATCCATTCTTATCAGAAAACTTAAAGACTGAGATTCAAAGACTAAAAGATACAGATCATGATTACTGGTTAGTCTATGGATTAGGACAAAGAGGACAAAGCAGATCATTGGTGTTTAAGTTTCATATTTGTAATCAGATTCCTGAAACAGCTAAACTACTTTCCTATGGATTAGACTTTGGATTTGCTAGTGATCCTAGTTCAATGTGTGCTACTTACATAGATGGTGATAACATGTATTCTAAAGAGCTTTTATATAAGAAAGGATTAACTAATCAAGATCTAGCATTAGAGTTTGTTAAACTAGGCTTAGATAGAAGGGATGAGATCTTTGCAGATAGTTCAGAACCAAAATCAATAGAGGAGATTCATAGAATGGGATGGAACATAAAAGGGAAGAAGAAATATGAGATCAATTATGGAATAGACCTAATCAGAAGATACAAGCTGCATATCACAAAGGACAGTAGTAATGCAATTAAAGAATTAGAGAACTATAAATACATAGAAGATAGAAATGGAGATCCAACTAATAAGCCAGTTGATAAGTTTAATCACTTTTGTGATAGCTTAAGATATTCTGTAGTTCATAAACTATCATATCCTAACTATGGTAGGTATGCTATTAAATAAAAAAAGGAGGGAGACCTAAGCCTCCTCTCCTGTAATAAAACCAATTAATATGAAAAACATTACAATGAATCAACTAAGTTGGAAAGGATTAACAAACCAACTACTGCAATCCATAGTAATAAGGTAATTAACCAAACTGGTAGGTTAAAATATTTTTCTAAGTCTTTTAAATCTTTCATGTTAGTATCTGTATTTAGGATGTGTTTCACTAACAGAATCTTTACCTAATACATAAGCAAATTCTCTGTCATTAATAGAAACATATGTTGTTTCACTTAATTTTGATGTTTTGATTTTTCTCTTAAATGTATCTGTACCTTTATCTAAAATATTAGGAGTACAATCAATCCAATGATCATCACCATCTCTAGTTTGTTTTGTTTTACCAATACCAACTAATTCTACTTGTGTTTTACCAACTAATTTTACTACTTGATAAAATCTTACTCTAGTTTCCTCATATCCTCCTGATGAGTAAAGGATTGTTCCTTGTGTTATTTGTTTTGTGTTTTCCATGTTTTTCATATTTATAGTATAAATATAATACATTATTATAATATAACCAAACAATTAATAACTTTTTTTTTAAAACTTTTATTATAAAGTATTATATAAGTATGGAAATCACAATTAAAATACCTGAGAACCTGAGAGAAATAACTCTTGGACAATATCAGAAATACTTAAAGATGGAGAAGGAGAATAAAGATGAAACCTTTATAGCTCAGAAAATGATAGAGATCTTTTGTCAAACAAGACTAGATTATGTAATGAAAATGAGATGGAAAGATGTACAAGACATTACAGTAGACCTAGCTAATATGTTTGAAGCAGATCAAAATCTAAAGAAACAGTTTACAATGAATAGTACAACTTATGGTTTTATACCTAATCTAGATGAGATCTCTTTTGGAGAGTTTGTTGATCTAGATGGATGCCTACAAGATTGGCAAGAAATGCATAAAGCAATGCAGATCTTATACAGACCTGTTGAAATAAGTGTAAGAGGTAAGTATAATATAAAACAATATGATGGTGTTCTAGATGACAGCATGAAAGATATGCCATTAGAATATGCATTAGGTGCTGTTTTTTTTTTATTAAGTTTAGGGAAAGAGTTGTCAGCAATTATGATGGACTATTTACAGAGGGGAGTTCTGAAGGAGCATACACTTCTGAAGCAGGGTTTAGCAGAAAATGGGGTTGGTATTCATCATTTTACAAAGCAGCTCAAGGAGATGTTACAAGATTTGAACATATCTCAGAACTTAGGTTACACAAAGTCTTAATGTATTTAGAATATGAAACAGAAAAAACAACATTAGAGAATCAAAGAATAAAAAGAAAGTATGGCAACAAGTAGTAAAGTACAAAGAGGATTTTATTTAGTAGTACAAACTATTAAAGATGAGCTTATAAATAATCCTAATATTAAGACAGTTACATTTGGTGATATTACAGATGTAGATTTACAAAAACAAACAATGTTCCCATTAGGTCATATTATAATAGATAGTGTTTCTCATATAGGCAAAACTATGCAGTTCTCTTTTACAGTACTCACAATGGAACAGATAGACAGCACAAAGACATATGTAGATGATTTGTTTTTAGGTAATGATAATACACATGATATTTTAAACACACAACTTACAGTTTCTAACAAGTTAGTTACAAGACTAAGAGAGGGACAACTTTATGCTGATGGTTATCAATTAGTAGGTGATGCAACATGTGAACCTTTTTATGATAGATTTGAAAACATACTAGCAGGATGGGCAACAACATTTACTCTAGAAATATTTAATGATATAGATTACTGCTAATGAAATACAAAGAGACAGTTAAGGTATTAGAGGACTTTGCTAGAGAAGTAGTAAAAGGTGCTAGAAAGAATTTAAAAAAAAGAAAGGCATCAGGCAGTCTATCTAGATCTATTAAGAGTAATGTAAAAGTAAATCCTAAATCATTTGAGTTAGATTTTGAAATGCAAGGATATGGACAATATCAGGATGCAGGTGTAGATGGTAAAAAGAAAAAATATGGTAAAAGAAAATCAGGACTTCCTACATTTAGCTACAAAGATAAAATGCCTCCTCCTAAAAAGTTAGATAAATGGGTTGTAAGAAAAGGACTAAAAGGCACAAGAGATGCAAAAGGAAGATTTGTTGGAAGGAAAGCATTAACATTTATAATAGCTAGATCTATATTTATGAAAGGTCTAGAACCAACATACTTCTTTACTAATGCTTTTGATGCAGCATACAAAAAACTACCAAAAGAGTTTATAGACAAGTATGAATTAGACATAGACAACTTTTTAAAATTTACAACAAAATAATGGCAATATATTTAGCAAGACTTAGATCACCTTTTTTTATTGAAGAAACTTCAACAGCTACAACTGTAGGATCAGCAGACCTAACAATTACAATAGGATCATCAGATGTATATATTATATCAAAAGATACAGTAAGTAAAAAGGTAACACTAGAAGTAGCAGAGTTAATTAGAGACTATTTAGATCCTGTATGGGATGGTGTAGTACCATATTCATCAGCAGTTATAGCAAGTCAAACAGTAACAGCTACATTAAAGGTTGAGTTCTATGCTAATAATAAAGTAACAAGAGCAGCTAACTCATTAGCAAATAATACTGATACACCAATATCAGGTCAAACTATTACACACACATTACATGGGTTTGATGCTTACTCAGAATTTTTAGAAGGACATAATCATCAAATAACAAATGGTCAGTTAATGCAATCAGCTACAATTATGTATTTACCTGAAACTGGGAGTGCATATATACCATATGAAAATTCAACAGCTAATACAAATGCAGTAGCTTATCATGAAGTTGCAGACACAGTTGCAGATGGAACAGAAGTTACAGTAGGTGGTATTGGTATACTTATAAAAAGAATATGTGAACCTGTATTTGAAATAGTAAAAGTTGTGTTTATGAATAAGTTTGGAGCTTTACAAGAGTTTCATTTTAATAAAAAACACATGCTAACTTTAGGAACTACACAAGAAAACTATGAATCTATGTTAATGGGATCACAACTAAATTATCTATCTAACAATTTACCACACCAAAAATATGTTTATAATAAACAAGGAAATGAAACATTAGTCTTAAATACAGGTTATGTAGATGATGGGCAATTTGAAACAATAAAACAGATAATGTTATCAGAACAAGTATGGGCAAAAATAGGAACAACAATATATCCTGTAAATGTCAATACAAGTTCACTAACTAAAAAAACCAAAATAAATGACAGGTTAGTCAATTATCAATTAGAGTTTATGTTTGCATTTGATGTAGTAAATAATGTTAGATAATGAGCAAATTTCAGTTATATATAAACAATCAAAGAGTAGAGTTATTTAAAGATGAGAATGTAAGCCTTACAGAAACCATCCAAGATGTTAGAGATGTCTCTAAAGTATTCACAGATTTTACAAAACCTTTTACACTTCCTGCTAGTGATACAAACAATAAAATCTTTAAACATTACTACAAATTTAATTTAGTACAAGGCTATACATTTGATGCAAGAAAAAAGATAGATGCAAAAATAGAGCTAAACACAATACCATATAAAGAAGGTAAGATTGCACTAGAAGGTGTAGAAACTGAAAATGGTAAACCTAAAGCATACAAGGTTACTTTTTATGGTAACACAGTAAACTTAAAAGATGTATTAGGAGATGATCAAATAAGTGGATTAACATGGCTATCTAATTTTAACACTACATATTCTGCAAATGAAATAAATACTGTCATGACAACATCTACAGGGTTTTCTAAAACAGTAGATTCTGTACCATATAGTGCAGCTCTTATTGTTCCATTAATATCTAACACACAAAGATTTTATTACAACAATAACAGAATACCTTATAACAATGCAGATGGTACTATCAACTCAGCATTAGGTGGTAATCTAAATCCTACAGGTGGTAACTCACCAACAACTGATGATATACATGGAGTGTTATATGAAGATTTAACATATGCAATTAAAATGCATCTAATAGTAAAAGCTATACAAGAACAATATTCTGAATTAACATTTAGTGATGATTTCTTAGATCTAACAAATGGACCTGATACATATAAAAAGTTGTATATGTTGTGTCAAAAGAAAGAAGGTAGAGTGTTTGAAAACATGGGTGTAGGTGAAAAACTAATAGATGGATTTGCAACAGCTGCAAATTTAAATATAGCAGTATCAGGATCAGCAGTTAGAATATTTAATTTAAATCCAAGTCAATCAGTAACAGGAAGATGGACATTAGATTCAGGACAAGCATATCCAACATTCACAGCTGTATTAAGAGAGGGGAATGAAGAAGTACTGAGAAAAGAATTCACAGGAGGTACTAATACAATAGCAGTAGTTTCACAACAAATTACAAACACTAGTCAAGGATATACATTAACAATAGAAACTACATCTGCTTTTGATGTTGCTGTTACATTTGAAGGTACTACACCTAATGGTAATCAATTAACATCACAGACAACAAGTCCTGTTGCTATAGCTGTAGAAAAAGAGTTTGTAGTACAACAGCATTTGCCAAATATTAAAGTAATAGATTTCTTAACTGGGCTGTTTTCAATGTTTAATTTAACAGCTTTTGTTAAAGATGGGATTATACATGTAAAAACATTAGAGAGTTTTTATAATGCAGGTACATTAAGAGATATAACTAAGTATGTTGATCCTCAATCTGTACAAATAAATAAAGCATTACCATATAGAGAGATAGAATTTAGGTATAAAGGAACAGAAACAACACTTGCAAAACAGCATTTTGAATCACAAGGAGTAGAATGGGGTGCAGCTAAGTATGTAGAAACAGGTGATCTTGATAGTAATAATAACAAGTTTGAAATAGAAGTGCCTTTTGCACACATGAAATATGAAAGAATCAATGGTACAAATACAGATATTCAATGGGGATTCTTAGCAAATGAAAAAAATGAACCATTTTTTAAAAATCCAGTTGTATTTATTGGGGACTTTGTTACATTACCAACAGGTAATTCTATTAGAACATTAAGTGGAACATCAACAATAGGAGAAATAGTAGACATTACACAATATTGGATGCCATCTAATACAGCAGAAAGAGATTCAACAGTAAGCAAGGAAAGTATTCATTTTGATTTGGAACTATCAGAATGGGATAGAACATCAGCTTTTACAGAAACTTTATTTGACAAATATCATAGATTTTATATATCAGGAATATTTAATTCAGCAAAAAGACTTACAACTATAACAGCAAGACTTCCAAAAAAGTTTGTAATAAATTATACACTTGCTGATACTGTTATAATAAATCAAGACAGATATAAAATAAACAGCATAACTACAGACTTATTAACAGGCAGTAGTAGAATAGAATTATTAAATGAAACAGTAAATGATGCTACAATTACACAAGGTGATACTGGGGGTACAGGGGGACAGACTGGAGTACCTGATACAAATGTTTTAACACTATATCAATGTGATAGTCCAAATAGTACATTTGAATCTTCTAGTACATTAGCAACTTTGAATTTAGCAATTAACACAAGAGTCCAAGATGCATCAGGAAACACTTACAAAGTTACAGGTAACAATGTGCCAAACACACACACATCTAAAACTGTAACATCTATGAATTTAACAGGTTGTCCTGCAAGTACAACTCCACCACCAACAAACTATTATGGTCTAAAAAGATGTAGTGATAATGCAACTAATTTAAGAACATCAACAGCAGTAGGTAGTCCAACATATGCAATAACACAACAAGTGTTTGATTCAAGTAGTGTAAAATATATAGTTGAAAATGCATCAACAGCAGATACAGTACCTAGTGTTACAATAGCATCAACTCCTAGTCCTGCTCAACTAACATGTTCAGGTAATCAAACAACTACTTTTTATTATCAGCTTAATCCATGTTGTAGTGGAACTACATATATAGGTTTTAGTGCAAACAACTCATTATCAGGAACAAGAGTGTACAACAATCAAACTTATGTTATATCACCTTCATCAGTTTCAGGAACTATTGATATAGACAGTTTATCTACTGGATCATGTACTACATATTATTATTCTTTAAATAGTTGTACAGATGGATCTATACAACATTATGGTACAAGTAATTGTTCTAATTTAAACAATACACAGCTTACTTATAGTGGGACTTGTTACTCAATACAAACTACAAATAATCAAACAGGATCAATTAATCTTGACAGCCTTAGTTCTTGTACTTGTTCTAATCCAGTAACTACTTACTACTTATTAAGAGATTGTCAAACAGCATCCATAGTTGTAACAACAACTACAACTACAGACATACCAAATCTGACTATTAGCAGTACACCTTCAAATGCATCATTAGTACAAGACAATAGTAGTGGTAAATGTTATACAGTAAATGCTACAACAACAGATCCAAGTTTATATACAACACAAATAGGTCAGGTTACAAGTTTAGGATCATTAGGATGTCCAAGTACACCTTGTGGTACTGTTTTATATTATCAGTTAGAACAATGTAGCACAGGAAATACTAGTTATATAACAGGTCAAACAACAACACAGATTAGTTTAAGCACAGGGGACTTTGTACATAGTGGTAGTACATCAGGACCTCTGTATAAAGTGTTAGGCACAACAACTAGTGGAACATCAGTAGGTACAGTTGTTACAAGTACAGAAACAGCATGTCCTACTTTTTATGAATTAAAACAATGTTATACTTTACAAACAGGTTACAGATCAGGTAATAGTATTACAGAAATATCATTGAGTGTTAATGATAGAGTTTCTGATCCTAATGGTATGCCTTATACAGTTACATCTGTAGGTGTTTCAGGAGGAGGATTTGCAAATGTGGGAACAGTAACAGATCTAGGTGCTAGTGGATGTCCTTCTATAACAGGATCATCAACATTTTATAACCTACAAAGATGTAGTGATTCTACAACTGGATATTTATCACTTCAACAAACTTCTGATGTTACCTTTGCAGTTGGAGCTGTAGTTGGTCTTGGAGGCACAAGTGGTCCTAAGTATCAAGTGGCAGGAGTATCAGGAATAAATACAGGAATACAGATAGGTGTAGTAGCAGATACAAATACAACAAATTGTATAACACCAGTAATACCTCCACCACCACCACCTGCTACAACAAGTTATGCAAGATTTGTATCTTGTATTGATCAAACATTACTGTTAGATGTATATAGTAGCTCTCAGATAAGCACATGGTGGGTAATAAGTGAAGTAGGTCAGTTTGAGTGTTACAGATGGGATAGTAATACACAAGGAACAAATCCAATAGAGTTAAATAGTCAAAACTTTAACTTTTTTACAACAAACAATACAGCAGGAGCTAACTGTTTAGACTGTCAAAACCAAGCACCACCTCCTCCTCCACCTCCTCCACCTCCTGCACAGACTTGTTTTCAAGTGCCATTATATAAAAGTGCAATATCAGCTATTGATTTATGTAATCAAACACAACAAAGAACAATGAATCTTGATGCAGCAACTATACAGGCAGCATCTAAAATATATATTAACACAGATTGTTCATCTTTACAAACAAATCCACAATATGTTACAGATGTAGCAGGTTCAAGTTACTGGTATTGGAATGGTAGCACACTTGCAGGTCCATACACACCACAATGTCCATAATGAAAGAAATAGAAAACTTTATATCAATAGAAGAATCAAAGTATCTTATTAGGATGATTGATAATAGTGCAACTAAATCTATGGTTGTAGGATCAGGAAATACAATGAACACATATAGTAGTCAAAGAACATCTAGCACATCAAATTTAATTGCTAATGATCCTACTGTAGAATCTTTACATAAGAAAATAGCTAAATATTTAGGAGTAAATCTTAAAAAAGGAGAATCACTACAAGGACAGAGGTATGAAGTTGGTCAATTTTTTAGAGGACATGTAGATTATTTTAGTGGTGAGCATTATGATAAGAATTGTCTATCATCAGGTAACAGAACATACACATTTATGTTGTATCTAAATGACAATTTTGAAGGAGGTACTACAAATTTTCCACATCTTAAAAAGATAATAAAACCAAAAGCATGTAAAGGTGTAGTTTGGAACAACTTGCAACATGGTTATCCAAATGAATACATGCAACATAGTGGAGAAGATGTAACAAATGGCACAAAATACATTATAACATCATGGTGGAGAGAAAATGTGTGGGATCCTACAGGTGATAATAAAGAATATCAAAAAAAGTTAAAAAGTAATCAATTAAGTATTATATAAATAGTATGCTAAAGAATATTATAGAGCTTTTACAAGTAGTTAATGGTGAAACTGAGAGAATTAGAATGGCACAAGGCAGTCATTATCTTCCTAATAATTGGAAAGATGGGTTTAAAATAGCAAAGAAACTAGCAAAATTTGATAAACAAGACTAATGAAAATAGGTAAGTACATAATAAAGTTTGAAGTTGATAATCAAAAGGCTAATGATGAGATTCAAGAAACTAATGACAAGTTAAAGGACACCAATACAGATCTTTCAGAGATTAATGATGCAGCAGATAAAGCTACAGGTGGACTAGTTTCAGGATTTAAAGCTGCAAAAGGTGCAATAGTTGGTGCTATAAAAAGTCTTAGAACTTTTGGTGCTGTATTTAAAGCTCTAGGAATAGGTTTATTAGTTGCAGGTGTAGCATCATTGGCTGCTGCCTTTACAAGTTCAGAAGAAGGTCAAAATAAATTTATAAAAATTACAAAACAAATTGGTGTTGTTGTAGGAAATGTTACAGATATACTTGCAAGTTTTGGAAATGCACTTTTAGGAGTTGGTAAATATTTAGGAGCTAAATTTAGAGGTGATACTAAAGGAGCAGAAGATGCAATAAATGGTGTTAAAGATAGCTTTAAAGAAGCTACTGATGCTGTTAAGAATTTTGGAGAAGAAACTAGAAAAGAACTAAAGATAGCAGGTGAACTTGCAGATGCTACAGCAAAAGCTGACAGACTACAAAGACAATTACTTGTGGATAGGGCAAGTGCAGATAGAGAAAGAGCAGACCTTTTAGAAAAAGCAGTTGATAGAACAAACTTTACATTAGAAGAAAGAATAGGTTTTTTGCAAGAAGCTAGTGCATTAGAAGAAGATATAACAAATAAAGAAATAGCATTAGCTAGAATCAGGTTAAATGTAGTACAAGAAGAAAACAAATTATCAGGTTCTACTAAAGAAGATCTAGAACTAGAGGCACAACTAAAAGCAGAACTTATACAGTTAGAAACTTCTAGACTTACAAAACAAAAAGAAGTAACATCTCAGATTATAGCTCTGAATAATGAGGAGAAAGCATTAAAGAAAGCTGATGATGATAAAGCTGCTGCAGATAAACAAAAAGAACTTGATGATGAAGCTGCATTTAATTTAGCACAAAGAGAAGCATTGGCTGTAGATGAAGATGCAAAAACTGAATTGCTAGTTACTAAAGCTATAGAGAGATATGATGCTTTAATAGAACAAGCTAAAAAGTATGATGGTGATGTATTAGGTTTAGAAGAAGCTAAAGCTGCAGCTGTTGCAGAGATTACAAAAAAGAGTGAAGATGATACTGGTGAAATAACAGAACAAGGTGAGAAGTTTAAAACAGATACACTGCTTAAATTTACAGCTTTAGGAATAGGTATAGCTACAGAAGGTTCTAATGCAGCAAAAGCATTAGGTATTGCACAAGCTATTATATCTACATATGTTGGTGCAGCAGATGTTTTGAAATCAGAAGCTACATTGTTTCAAAAAATAGCAGGAGTGGCTACAGTATTAGCTACAGGTTTCCAACAAGTTAGAGCCATAAAACAAACACAAATACCAGTACTAAGTGTAGGAGGTGTATCAGCAGGGGGATCCTCATCACCTGCACCATCTATACAAGCACCATCATTTAATGTTGTAGGATCATCACCTATAAATCAATTAACAGAGGCAATAGCAGGACAAACACAAGAACCTGTCAAAGCATTTGTAGTAGCAGGAGATGTAACATCTGCACAAGAGTTAGAGAGAAACAGAATAAGAAATGCAGCATTAGGAACAGGTATTATAAATTCAGGCTTTTAAAAAAAATCAAAATAAATACATTATATAGTTATGAAGATAGTAGAGTTAATATTAGATGAAAATTTAGAGTTTAATGGAGTAGATGCAATTTCTATAGTAGAGAATCCTGCAATACAAACAAACTTTGTAGCTTTAAAAGATCAACAGGAAATAAAGTTAGCAGAAGTATCAAAAGAAAAAAGACTATTATTGGGACCTATACTAATTCCTAATAAACCAATTTTAAGAAATGGTGGAGAAGAAGATTACTACATATACTTCTCTAAAGAAACTGTAGAGAAAGCTAGTCAAATGTATCTTAAAGAAGGTAATCAAAGTCAAGCTACTTTAGAACATCAATATAACTTAAAAGGATTAACATTAGTAGAATCTTGGATTGTACAAGATGAAGTACATGATAAGAGTAGATTGTATGATAACACAAAAGAAGTTCCATTAGGCACATGGATGGGAGCAATAAGAGTAGATTCTGATGAAGTGTGGAAAGATTATGTAAAAGAAGGAGTTGTTAAAGGTTTTTCTATAGAAGGCTATTTTGCAGACAAACAAGAAAGACCAAAAGAATCTATAAATGACTTTCTAAGCAATTTAGAAGCTGCTGAGGCAGAGTATCTATTGTCAGAGATAGAAACAGTTATCAATGAAGAAGAAGTATCTTTAGAGAGCTTTAATGACTATCCACAAGGTGTGGCAAATAATGCTAAAAAAGGCATTGAGTTAAATGAAAAGATAAACAATAAGTGTGCAACAGATGTTGGTAAGATTAGAGCAACACAACTTGCACAAAAAAAGAATATAACACTTGAAACAATAAAGAGAATGTACAGTTATCTGTCTAGAGCAGAGGATCAGTACAGAAAAAATGAAAATGATTCAGAGGCATGTGCTAACATTTCATACTTATTGTGGGGTGGGTTAGCAGCTTTAGGTTGGAGCAGAAACAAACTAAGAGAATTAGGAGAGTTAGAGCTAGAAACTATTGTTGTTGATGATGATTTTGCAATAATTGATGATAGATTAGCATACTCCTCTGTTGAAAAAGCAGAAGAAATGGCTAAAAACATAGGATGTGAGGGTTACCATATGCATGAGCTAGATGGTAAAGAGTGGTACATGCCTTGTTTCCAACATACATTAAAGAAACCTTGTCAAGCAGGATATGAAATGTATGGATTTAAAATAAAGAATGGTAAAAGAGTACCTAACTGTGTACCAATAAAAAGTTAATGGCTAGAAATAAGTTTATAAGTTCTACAGCTTTAGATAAAAAAAAGATTAGAAGAAAAGGAGTACATGCTAAGACTAAGACAAGCAAATTAAAAGCAAGTAAACACTATAAAAAAGCCTATAAAGGTCAAGGAAGATGAGTAAAAATAAAAGAAAAAATCCATCACCATCATACACAAGTCCAATCAGGTCTACTAGAGGTTGTCTCTGTGATGATAACACATACCATCCTGATTGTTGTGATGGAACACTATGGGGACAAGGTGTTGGTAAAACAGAAAGTTAGACCAAAAATATAAATTTTTAATTCAATATAATTATATAAACATGAAAGCAACTGATACATTAAGTAAAATTAAAAACATCTTAGGTATGGAATTATCAAAAGATACTAAAGAGGTAGAAGTTAAAGCAGAAGAAGTTGTTTTAGCTACTATGAATTTAGATAATGGAACAGTCATTGAAGCTGAGGAGTTTTCTACAGGTAAGGAAGTCTTTATTGTAACAGATGAAGATAAAGTTCCTATGCCTATTGGAGAGTATACTCTAGAAGATGGTAGAGCAGTTGTAGTTGAAGAAGAAGGGATTATTGCTAGTATTGCTGAAGCTGCTGAAGAACCAGTTGCTGAAGAAGAAGCTAAGGAAGAAATGCCTGAAGAACTAACTACAGAGTTTGCTACTAAAGAACAGTTTGATGAACTGAAGTCTATGGTTGAAGAATTAACAGTAAACCTTAGTGAAGTGCTGAAAAGCAAAGAAGTGGAATTAAGTGAAGTAAAAGAGGAGTTATCAGAAACACCTGATGCTACACCTTTAAAGCACTCTCCAGAAATTAAATCAAATGATGATTTTTATCATATTGCATCTCAAAGAAATGAGACAAGACTTGATAGAATCATGAGAAAATTAAGTTAATAATAAATTTTAAAATAAGAAAAAAATGAGTAAACCAACAATAACTACAAGCTATGCAGGAGAAAGTGCAAAAAAATACATTGCAGCTCAACTGTTAGAGGGTACTACATTAGCAAATGGTGGAATGACTATTATGCCTAATGTAAAACACAAAAGTGTTATACAAAAAGTGGATGTCTCAGGCTTAATTGCTAATGCAACTTGTGATTTTACAGATGCAGGAACAGTAGCAATTTCTGAGAGAGTAATTACACTAGAAGAATTTCAAGTAAATATTAAGTTCTGTACAAAGCAATTTGTAGATTCATGGGAATCAGCAGAAATGGGAGCATCAACATTCAAAAACATGCCAAGCAGATTTGGAGATTTTGTTATTGGAAACTTTGCAGATCAAATTGCTGCATCAGTTGAAAGTTCAATATGGGCTGGAACCAATGCTACAGCTGGGCAAGTGGCTGGATTTGAAACATTATGGGCAGCAGATTCTGATGTTGTAGATGTTACAGCAGGAACAGTAACTAGCTCAAATGTAATTGCAGAATTAGGTAAAATTTTAGATGCTGCACCAAATACAATTTATGGTAAAGAAGATCTAACATTATATGTTTCAAGAAACATGATGAAATCATATGTTAGAGCTTTAGCTGCACAAGGTGGTGGATATGAAAACAAAGTAAACATGTGGTACTCACCTGATACACCATTAACATTTGATGGTATTCCATTATTTTTAGCTAATGGTTTATCTGATAATACAGCTGCACTAACTCAAAAGTCAAATCTTTACTTTGGTACAAATCTGGTAAGTGATATGAATGAAGTTAGAGTAATTGACACATCAGAAACTTTGGGAGACCAAAATGCTAGATTTGTTTCTAGGTTTGCATATGGTATTCAGTATGGTTATGGTGCTGAGATAGTTTTCTATTCATAATAAACTGTTAATCAGTTAGTTAGAGTTAATAATCAAGTATAAAAGGAGGTGTAAAAGCCTCCTAATACTAAAACAAAAAATAATAATAATATGAGTTGTAATTTAACATCAGGTAGAGTTGTACCATGTAAAAATAAAAGTGGATCTATCAAAACTGTATTCTTTGCAGATTTTGGAACACTTGGAGCTGTTACTGAATCAGCAGGATTAATTTCTGCTCTTGCAGGTACTCCAGTATTTTTCAAGTTTGATGTAAGAGGAACTACTAATTTAGATTCAGTAGTAACTTCATCAAGAGAAAATGGTACTACATTTTACACACAGACATTAACACTCCAACTTCAATATTATGATAGAGCAACTTCTGAACAAATTAAGTTATTAGCTGTAGGTAGACCACATATTGTAGTGGTAGATGCAGATGATAATTATTTATTAGTTGGTAGAGTAAATGGTGCAGAACTCACAACAGGAAATTTTACTGTTGGAGCTAATATGGGAGATTTTAATGGATTTAATCTTACCTTTGAAGCACTAGAAACAAGACCACCTGATTTTATAACAGGTTCTGTTGTAGAGGGCTTAGATAGTGCTACACAAATAAGTACTTTTCCTACATCATAATAGTTAAGTGTTTTTCTAATTAAAGGGGATCTATAAGGTCTCCTTTTTTTTTGTTTAAAAAATAACTTGACACTTTATAAAAAACAAAACAAATAGCATTATATAAGTATGATATATTTAAGTACAGCAACTTCTGCTCAAACTTTTACTTTTATACCTAGATCATTTGTAATAAATGCTAGAATAGAAGTAAAGGATGAAGAAACACTAGATATACAAACAGCTAATGTACCAATTTCACAATTAAGTAATTTAGCTGCTATAAATGTTGCATTAAGTTTACAAGAAGGTAAATTTTATGAACTAAAAGTTGTTTCTATAGGATCCAACTGGGAAACAATTCAACAAAAATGGGAGCTGCTTACAATAAATTGGGAACAAGGTATAACAAGATCAGGAGCTGCATGGAATTTTGCAACAAATTCTTGGAATGAAACAACAGGTAATTGGAATGCTGTTAGAGAACCTAAAGAATTAGTGATATATAAAGACAGAATTTTCTGTACTAATCAGACATTATCACAAGGAGGGAATGAATATTATGATTTATACAAAGATGTTTATAAAACTAGTACAGCTAGAAATAATAAATACAAAGTATATAACAGACCAGTAACATAAAAATTATGAGTAGACAACATAGGAAACCAAAATTTGAAGGAGATATTAGAGTAGTAGAACTAAATGCTTATACAGCTCCTAAAATTATAGAGGATCCAAGAAAAGAATTTGTAATGTATGGAGAGGATAACAACTATTACCAATACCTTATTGATTTATTTAATGGATCTCCAACTAATCATGCATGTATTAATGGTATATCAGAAATGATATATGGTAAAGGTTTAGATGCATTGAATAGTGATACAAAACCTGACCAGTATGCACAGATGATTAGCTTAATGAAGAAGGATGTAATTAAGAAAGTTATATATGACTACTACTTAATGGGTGGAGCTGCACTACAAGTTATCTATGGTAAAGGCAGAAAGAAGATTGTGCAGGTAGAACACATACCAGTAGAGACTTTAAGAGCAGAAAGAACAGGAGAAAGTGGTGATATAGAGGGTTACTACTATAGTCCTGATTGGTCCTCTTACAAACAGTCTGATAACCTTACTAGAATACCTGCATTTGGCACATCTAAAGAAGCTAGAGAGATATTATTTATAAAACCTTATAAAGCAGGTTACTATTATTATAGTCCTCCTGCATATACTGGTGGATTACAGTATGCAGAACTAGAAGGTGAGATAAGTAACTTTCATATGAATAACATCAAAAATGGTTTAAGTCCTTCTATGATTATAAATTTTTCAAATGGTATTCCTAATGAAGAAGAAAGATCCTTAATAGAAAAAAAGATAGGACAAAAGTTTAGTGGTTCTAGTAATGCAGGTAAATTTATACTATCATTTAATGATAATTCAGAAAGTGCTGCTACAGTAGAACCTATTCAACTCTCTGATGCACATCAACAGTATCAATTCCTATCTACAGAATCACAAGAAAAGATTTTAGTAGCTCACAGAATTGTAAGTCCAATGCTTTTAGGTGTAAAAAACAATACTGGTTTAGGTAATAATGCAGATGAGTTAGAGAAAGCATCTATACTTATGGATAATATGGTAATTAGACCTTTCCAAAATTTAATGATTGATGCATTTGATAAGATATTAGCATACAATGACATTTCATTAAAGCTATACTTTATTACTTTACAGCCTTTAGAGTTTACAGATTTAACAAATGTAGCAGATAAAGAGACTAGAGAAGAAGAAACAGGACAAAAATTAAGTCTTAAAAAAGAGAAAAAGGTATATAGAACTGACAATCATCCTAGTAATCTAGTTGCAGATGATCTTATAGCATTAGGTGAAGATGAAAATTTAGATGAATGGGACATGATTAGCTCAGAAGAAGTTGATTATGACTTAGATGATAAGCAAAATGAGATGTTAAAACTAGCATCTACAGGTACAGCTACACCAAATAGTAAAAGTTCACAAGATGTTGGACTTTTTAAAGTTAGGTATCAGTATGCACCTGAAATTGTTAGTGCAAATACAAGAGAGTTTTGCAGAAAAATGTTAGCAGCAGGTAAGATTTACAGGAAAGAAGATATACTATCTATGGATAAAAAGGCAGTAAATGCAGGATGGGGACCTAGAGGAGCTGATACATATAGTGTTTGGTTCTACAAAGGAGGTGGATCATGTCAGCATTTTTGGATGAGAAAGGTATACTTTAGAAAAAGAAATGCACAAGGTGGATTTTTACCAAATCAAGGACTAGAAAATGATAGACCTACTTCTGTAAATGAAGCTAGAAAAAAAGGGGTTGATCTACCTACTAACAATGAAAAGGTAGCAAAGAGACCTAGAGATATGAAAAACAGAGGTTTCTTAAAACCTAAAGATTTTAAAACACCTAGATAGACATGGCAACAGCATTATTTATAAATAGAAATGATTTAGTAAAAAATACTATAATAGATGGGAATGTTCAAGCTGATAAGCTGATGCATTTTATAGAAATAGCACAAGAAATACATGTGCAAAACTATCTAGGAACAGATCTATACACAAAGTTACAAACAATGATTACTAATGATACCATAAGTGGTACAGTCTATGAAACATTATTAGTTAATCATGTACAGCCTATGGTAATACATTTTGCTATGGTTGATTTTCTTCCTTTTGCTGCCTATCAGATTAAGCAAGGAGGAATTTTTAAGCATGTTTCTGAAAATGCAGAGACAGTAGATAAGAATGAAGTGGACTATTTAGTAGAAAAAGAAAGAACTCTTGCTGAATATTACACAAGAAGGTTTATACAGTTTATGGATTTTAATCAATCATCTTATCCTGAATATACATCTAACACAAATGATGATATATATCCTGATAGAGATGAACCAACATTTCAAGGATGGGTACTATGAAAACATATAAACCTAAGCAAAAAAACATTATAAAGTTAATGAGATATATAAACAATAAATTTAAAACAATAAAAAATGGCAAGTAGTTTAACAGGAATATCTATTGCATCCAGTTATGATTCTCTTATAAAAGTAGGAGATAATGATGGGCTTACTTCATCTTTAAAGGTGATTTCTGATGGTTTAGGGACATCATCAGGGGTAAGTCTTAATAATGCAGGAGATTTAACAGCAACAGGTACTATAACAGGTAATTCATTTGTTGGAGACCTGAGTGGAAATATCTCAGGAAACTCAACAGTAAGTGGTACTTTAACTTTTGGATCATTATCTGATGGTTCAATTACAATAACAGACTTCAAAGATGAAGATAACATGGCATCTAATAGCTCTACAGCTTTAGCAACTCAGCAAAGTATAAAAGCATATGTAGATGCACAGGTAACTGCAAGTGATCTTGACTTTCAAGGTGATTCAGGAGGTTCACAATCTATAGATTTAGATACAGAAACCTTTACAATAGCAGGTACAAGTAATGAAATAACAACAACATCAGCAGGAAATGCTTTAACAATAGCATTAAATCCTAATATTAGTGGATTAACTTCTGTTGCAGCAACAACTTTTACTGGAGCTTTAACTGGTAATGCTACTACAGCCACAACATTGGCAACAAGTAGAAATATTGCAGGTGTAGCTTTTGATGGAAGTGCAGATATTTCATTAACTACAGCAAATATTACAGAGGGATCCAACTTGTATTACACACAGGCAAGATTTGATGCAGCTTTAGCAGCTAAATCAACATCTGATCTTTCTGAAGGAACCAATTTATATCTAACCAATGCAAGGGTGGATGCAAGAATTGCTTTACAAGTAGGATCTAATTTAGATTTATCAAGTAAAACAACATCAGATTTAAGTGAAGGTACTAACAAGTATTTTACAGATGAGAGAGTAGATGACAGAGTTGCTAGTTTAGTAGTTGCAGGGACAGGCATAACAAAAGCCTATGATGATGTAGCTAATACATTGACAATTACCAACTCATCACCTGACCAAACAGTTGCTATTACTGCAACAAGTGCTACTGGAGTAAGTGCATCAGGTACTTATCCTAACTTTGTTATTGCAGGAACAGATGCATCTACAAGTGCAAAAGGGGTTGCTAGTTTCTCATCATCACATTTTAGTGTAGCTAGTGGAGCTGTAAGTTTAGCAGCAGATTCTATAGATGATACACTAATAGACTTTGGAACAGGAGCAAATCAAGTTAATACAGATGATTTACCTGAGGGATCTACAAATGTTTATTGGACAGCAGAGAGAACAGATGATCAAGTTAATACACTATTAACAGCAGGAGCAGGTATAGGACTTACTTATAATGATGGAGCAGGTACATTGACTATTGCATCTACACAAAGTGGTATTGGATTAGCAGATTTTAGTGCTGTTGATGCAGGAGGTGATGGTTCATTTAGTTATGATAATACTAGTGGAGCCTTTACATACACAGGTCCTAGCCAATCAGAAGTACAAGCACACATTACTAAGTCTTATGTAGATGGATTAGGTATTGCAGCAACTACAGCAGCAAACTTAACTGGTACACCTAATATCTCAGTAGGTACTATAGGAGCTAGTGGAAATATTACAGGTAATTTAGTGGGAGATGTAACAGGTAATGTAACAGGAAATGTAAGTGGTTCATCAGGATCTACTACAGGTAATGCTGCAACTGCAACAGCTCTTGCAACATCTAGAAATATATCAGGAGTTGCATTTGATGGTACAGCAGACATAACTTTAAACACATCAGCAATAACAGAGAACACAAATCTTTATTATACTGATGCTAGAGTACAAGCAGTAAGTATTAACAATGTTGTAGAAGATACTACACCACAACTAGGAGGCAATTTAGATGCTCAGTCTTATAACATTACAACAACTGGGAAGATTTATTATGCTAACATGTTTGCAACAGAAGGTGATTTGCCAAGTGCATCAACTTATCATGGTATGTTCTCTCATGTACATGGAACAGGAAAAGGATATTTTGCACATGCAGGTAACTGGATTAAGTTAATAGATGAGACTAACTCAACAACAGATGTTTTAACAGAAGGAAGTTCCAATCTTTATTTTACTACAGCTAGAGCAAATAGTAACTTTGATACTAAATTAGCAGCTGCTGATACAGATGACCTTTCACAAGGAACTACTAATCTTTATAATCAAACACATACTGGTGATGTTACTGGTGCAACTGCATTAACCATTGCAAATGATGCAGTAACTACAGCTAAGATACTTGATGCAAATATAACAACTGCTAAAATAGCTGATAACAATATTACAACAGCTAAAATATTAGATGATAATATTACAACTGCAAAAATTCTTGATGCAAACATTACAACTGCAAAACTGGCTAATGACTCAGTTACAGCAGACAAAGTTGCATCAGATCTTAGAGCAGTAGAGTATATTGGTTTAGATTCTACAGATTATCTACAGTTTGTAGACAATACACATGTAGACATGTTTATTAATAATGTACATAAATTTAGATTTGAAGCTGATGGAGATTTCCATGCTGATGGAGATGTGATTGCATACTCAACAACAACACCTTCTGATGAAAGATTAAAAGAAAATGTTAAAGTAATTGAGAATCCATTAGAAAAGTTAGACCAGTTAAGGGGTGTAACATTTGACTGGATTGACAGAGATGATAAAAGATCAGGTGGTATTATAGCACAAGAGCTAGAGAAAAGTAATGCCTGAACTTGTAAGAGAAGTTGATAGCCTTAAAAAACTGAGGATGGCTTTAAAGCAGTAGATTATAATGGTCTTAATTGGATTATTAATTGAAGCTGTTAAAGAATTAAGTGATAAATGTAATAATTGTAATAAATAAATATGGCTTTACAAGGTGATATAACATGGACTACTGTTAAGTATAGTTCTACAGAATTTGAAGATCAAGTCATTACATATCCTGATGAGATGAATGAAAATGATCTTAATTATGATAAAGCAGGTACATCAGAAACAGTTCAAGTTGAAAAACAGATCATAACAATAAAAGATTATGATGATGTTTATCTATGGGTAAAACAAATAGATGTTATTTATAATTATAATGGTGAAAATAAAAATGAAGGTATTCATTATCACATAGCAGCATATAACTCTAAAGAAGAAAGAAATGAAGATCAAGAAAACTTTCTTTTTCATTATGTAAGAGAATTACACAATGTGAATAAAGATGCTAATTTATGGCAGCAATGTTATAATGATCTAAAAAGTGATGAAACATTTTCTAATTTAACAGATATATAGTAATGGCAGTACCTAGTTCAGGAGAGTTAAAATTAAGAGAAGATATTAATCAAGAGATAAATGGTAATGATTCAGACACAAATGTATCACTAGGAACTTTATCTAATGATGCCTCTTTTACTGAACCTGATAATATGAGTGAGTTTTATGGCTATACATCTTGTGGTACACCAACTTTTGGTTCAGCATCAGCATCAGCTAGTCCTGAT